CATAATTAGAATTTAATAACGTACATTAGAGCAATATTCTTTACTCTAACTTCAGCACCACCGTCAGAAGCAACACTAACAGATATTCCTGTATTTGCATCATTCATACTGGTGCTACTTGTTCCTCCAGAGGTACTACCAGTAAGATTACTACCTCCATCATCCTGTGTTCCATGTCCTTTCGTAACGTGCCTGTGACCTGGATCAGTAACAGATGCGGTGTGACCGTGAGTTTTGTTTTGATCTGACTGACTAGAAGCAAAAGATCTTCCGTCATCTCCTGTACCAGTAGCATTATTAGCCCAACCTCTTACAAATTGTCCTCTTAAATCAGGAAGATTAAATGTTGCAGATCCATCTCCCACACCAAAAGTAGTGCTGATTGCTGCAAACAAAGTAGCGTATGTGGAACGACTGACAGCAGCACCATTACATTCTAAATATCCAGAAGGAACTGTTGTAGATGCAAAGGTAAATACTGATCCAGCAGGAACACCATTGGCAATTTCACCCCAAGCACTTCCGTTATAACCTTCAAACTGTGTAAGAGTTGTATTAAATCTTATATCACCTGTAGCTGGAGTTGGTCTTTGTGCCGTTGTTCCAGTAGGTAACTGCAAAGATCCCGTACCAGACATCACAATATCACCAGCAGAGTTTATTGTTCCTGTGAAACTAGGCGAAGCAGTCGTGGCATGACCCATCTCAGCCGTATCAATTTTTCCTAAATTTATAAAATTTGTTCCATCATACATATTCAATGTATTGTTATTGCTATTCACCCAAAGCTTTCCATTTACTTTTGTAGTGGGTTCACTTGATCCTCTATTGGTTGACTGAATATCTCCTAAAACATTGTTTAAATCTGCTCTAAATGTTGCTCCTACCTGATCTGCAATATTGTAATCATGGGTATTACTCATTTATTAAACCTCCTTACCAAAACCTGATGCAGCCCATACAAATGATCTTGCCACTGCTGCTGATCCATTTTTAAATGTGACCTGAAAACCTGTCCTACTAATATTAGCAAGTTCGTGGAAATCTCCAGATTGTTGATTTGTTGGAGTCACTACTACAGTTGGTGTTTGTTTAAATGGATTTGTGAAAGATACAGTATATTGTGACGATCCAGTTGTAACTGGAGTCGAAATACTTTCAACTCTTCCTTGTAATTCTAGTGTAGCTCCTAACTCAGTAACAGCTATATTTTGGGTTGTGTCACTACTTGTTAATATTGCTTTGAATTGAAAAGCTCTACCTGTAATAAGAACATTACTAAATTCTTTATAGGCACTCCATGTAGGAGATCCAGAAGGATCATCATTAGTTGATCTAACATAAACAGCAGCATTACCTTTAGTAGCATTTGCATTTGCAGATCCAACAGTATCAATAGATCCCCATGTATCAATCAAGTCAGTACGAGAATCCCATAATGTAGCTGTATAGAAAGTCGTAGCTTCTAAGACTTTTCTTAAATTAACATCATAAGTTTGTGTAAGATCAACAGAGTTAGCAAAGATATATTCTCCTGATGTTGCAGTTGCATTATTAGTGACAGTAAGTTTTAAAGCATCTAATGATGAGTCATAAACAGTATTAGACTTAGAACCAGAGAAATTTGGTGTATGTTCATCAATCGTACTAACAATAAGTCTTTGACTAGGAGCAGGAAGATTTGTTGTGACTCTAGTATTATTCCAAGAAGAATCTGTTGAACCAGGTGAGGGGGATTGCCTTCCACCATCATCCTCAAATTTTATAAGATACGTTCCAGCTAACAAAGGAACAATTTTTTGTGTCTGGTTTCCAGCAGCAGCTACTACAATATTTTGTGCGTTCTGCCATTGAGCACCTGTTGTCTTACTGGAATGTCTTATCAAAGTTTTACCACCTAATAAAACGTCAAGTTCCGTAGCTCTATTCCAACTTAAGATTGCACTTGATTGATCTATAGGTAATAAACTAACTCCACTAACATTACTAGGTAAGGCTGTTTTACCTTTAGCCACAAAGAAAGGATCTTGTGGTTTTGTAGGAGATGTGGAACGTAAACCTGAAGGACTGACACTATAAACTTCTATTTCATAATTACCAGCAACCGTATCTAATATTTCATAACTTTTTGAATTATCAATAGTTAAAGCTGTATAGTTTCCATTCTGCAATCTCCAACGAACATAAACTGTATCAGTTCTAGTCGTCCAGCTAACAATAATTTTTGTTCTGGCAATACCAGTATTTTCATAAATTACTTCTTCAGCCGTAACATTAGATGGAGCAGCAGGAGCTACATCTAAATTAGTAATATCTCTTTGAACAAGAGCTAACCCACTTTCAATATGATTATATTTGCTGGCATTATATGAACTCGCAGTAATTACATATTTAGTTCTGTCTTGCTCTGAAACTTCTAATACTCTCCATGTAGAAGTAAGAATATCACCTGTCTCATATACCCAAACACTATTAGGATTTGGTGCTGTAGAGAAATGCTGTCCTAAACTAAATACATTATTTGTAAGACCAGAAACAGTTACCTGTTCATAACTGCCATCAGGTAACACACAACTTAAAGTAGAACCAATCTGCATACTTAATCCTGTCACATCATCTGCTGTAACAGTATTTGTAGTAGCTGATTTAATGCGACCTAACCTTCTTTCTCCACTTCTAACGGGATCAGCAATTTCAATGATTTGTCCTGGTCGAACAACAACACCAGCATCAACAGAAGTAGAAAATGTTACAACTTCACGTTCCACATTGCTCATATATAGCAACCACTTAGCTAATCTCTTAGCTTGACCTCTTGAAGTACAGGCAAAAGCATCTATTGTCTTTATGACCGATCCATAACGTGCTTGGTTTGCAGTATCTATTTCCTGTTCATAATTTATATCTCTTAACTCAAGATCTAAGTATTTAGCAATAACAACAGTAGGTCTTGTCTTTTGACTTGAGTTTGAATATGTAAAACCAGGTTCTAAGACGTTTGCTAAACCAAAACAATAACTAGGATCTTTCGGTGAATCTTGAGTTATAGTCAAACTACCAGCTTGGTAATATGGCATTGCTCTAAAAATAGAACACATCTGATTAATTACGTTATAAGCTTCTCGTTGATTTCCTATTGAGATATTACAACTAAATCTAGGTTCTACTGAACCTGTGCCTGTTCCATCATCTATTAATGTACTTGCATATTGGCTGGCAGCAAAGAAACTAAATTTATCTAAATCTGCTTCAACTAAATGATCCCCTAGCCCGTACCTGGAGCTAGTAAGCAAATCGTATAAGCACCACGCAGGATCGCTTGTATATTGTGCAGCACCTAATGTACCATTAAATGTTCCTGAATACTCCAAACTTCCATCTGCTCGAACTGTAGCGTTATGTGGAATCTTTACTTTCAATCCTTTTACTAAATATTTTCTACTTGGTATTGAAGTAAATTGTTCAGCATCTACTTTCAGTCCAACTAAAGCTGAGTTTGGGTAAGTTAATTTATCATATTTTATTTCTACATAAGTATTAAATTGAAAAGCATTTGCAAGTTTACTTGAACCACTGTCAGGAGTTATACGAGTTACTTTTATATTGACGGGAAAGTTACCGCTAAGATTTATTAAATAATCTCTTATGTAGGTATCAGGAGTTCTACCAGCTATTGTTCCTTTATTACCAAAAACTACAGTTTGATACGATCCCCCTTGATATTGAACTGCTATTGCTAATTCAACTGAAGTTCCAAAAATATCTCCTTCATCAGTAAATCTTTGTAAAACAGGAACAGTTATTTGTACTGAAACAGCATCAACATTTGAGTCTGTAATAGTCACAACACCTGGAGTTGATTGTGATATTACTGAAAATCCTGTTGCTTTAGTAACAGAAATATCTCTAGTGATTGGAATTGTTGTTTGACTTGATGTTCCAGTTCTTACTTCAAAGCTGACATCCTTAAAATTAAACGATCCATCAGATGCCTGTAATGGTGTGTTATTTAAAAATATTGATTTACCACCATCAACTAAACCACCTATTTCTCCCTCACCGATAAGATCTAAAACTCTTGCAAAACTTTTTGAATCTAAATTATCTTTTGCTTCTGTGGGTGCTCTATCACCACCCATTCCAAACTTTCCATCACCTCCACCAGAACCAATAAGTTTACTCATACTTCCACCTGTTCGTTTTCAATTCCTGCTGAAACAACAATAGAACCTGTAAGCACCGTTCCATAGATAACAGGAACAGCTACTCCTGCTCTTGAAGTATTTTGTATACCACTAAAATTAAACGATCTTCTAGGATCTTGATCATCTTCAGGCACAGTCTCAACAGGAGTAAGCATATTAGCTAAACCAGTAAGAGCCATTGCTATACCAATATTACCTAGAATTGCAGTTGTTGTGCCTAAAAATCCTACACCTGTAAATCCTGTAGCTCCAAAAGTAGCTCCTCCAGATGCTATTCCTATTCCTATTAAAACAGAACCAATAATAAACTGACGTAAACCTTGACTTCCTGCTCCTCCTATTACTGGTATTATTTTTATCTCTTCTAAACCACTAGGATAAGTCAGTTCTTCTTCAGTTAGTTCCCAATTTCCTACAGAAATTTTGTAATATCTATCCGCAAGATGTTTTTCTAATTGAGGGAAATTTACTAATAAAAACCTCATGGCCTGTGCAGCACTAGAAACTTCAGCTTCAAAAGTCTTTTGACCTAGAAACTTTGCAAGTTCTCCGTATAGCTTAATTTTTCGTAGCATAACGAATCCTTTTACCTGTGCATTTTAGCAACCATTCAT